GAGTACTGGGCTGAGGATATACAAAAACTTCATCAGTCGCTTTTACTGGAGGAATGGCACCCTTGTTCTGAACTCGAGAAAGGCCAGGTTGGAGTTGATACGCCATTTATTATTACATGAGAATATTAATCTAACTATAGGTTCCGCCACCACCTCGCACACGACCACCACCTCGGGGACCTCTAATGTCACCATCTCCACCGAGACCAGCGAAAGCCTCTAATTGAACACCACGCGCATCAGGATTGCAGTACCTGGAATCACTTTTGCACATCGGTCCATTCTTGGGTCCATATAACCATTCAGCAAATTGTGTTTGATCACCTGGTATTTGACTCACAGGGGCCGTCACAAATTGCCTTTCTATAGCATTTTTCTGAAATTTTGGTAACGACGAACGAGAACGTCCTGAATCGAAAGGTACGTCTTGTGTGACGAACTTATTAGGGTGTGAGTAATAACACGCCTCTAAACGGTTGGGTGCATCAGTGTAATCTGTCATGAGCACGTTAGCCATAGGGTTATCACGAGTTGGTTCTTGACAGTTAGAAGTCGTCTTCAATGAATATTTGGACGTCTCTTTCACCATATTGGTTTTGTATAAAACAAAAATAACAGTCAGAACTGTCAAAGCCAAAACATAGACCCTGGGATCACGGCGAATTAAAAATATGACGGTAGCAATATAAATTATAAATCGGGAAGCTGCATTAATTCGATCTTCTGGTGTTTGCTCACTAGTCGGCCAAAATTGAGAAATCTGGTCACGTCTGATGAGTTGCTTAGGATCGTCGAACCAGGCTTTCATTTAATATAGGTTAAGGTTTATTTTTTGAGAAGACCCTGACCAGGATCACCCATGCCACCCATCATACCGCCAATCATCTTCATCAACGCCTCCTGGTCAATCCCCCCATCCCCAGTTTCAATTTTATCAGCACAATCCTTTGCTAACCCTTCGATCATGGCTAACGTATCGGCGGGGATAGAGATGATGGTACTACCAAGCATGTATAATGTCTGGAGGTATTGCCAGGTGGCTTCCTTTGTGTTATCCGATAACTTGGACCAATACGACTTTACATCGAGATCCTTGAGAAAATCAACGTTCTCAATTTCCTTTAGAATAAACTGTTCATCCTTGGAAGAGATATGTCCAGCGTAAGGTGTCACACCACTCATAAAACCATCCACAACGAGACGGGGGTTGGCGGATTTCAAAACGTCGAAAGACGTCAACATTTTCTTAATGCCTTTTTCCTCTGGAAGAGTCTTGTGCAATTCCACAAGAAATTGACCCATCATATCGTTGAACGCAGTAACGGAAGCCATTTTCTTAATATAACCCTGTAATCTTTAAGTTTCAGAAAGGATCTGTAGATATAGACTCCTTTTTACCTAAACCATTAGAGATAATGAAAAATACGAGTATCGCATTTAAGACAGCGGGTTTTGTATATTTATTTAATTCTAATTTACCTTCATTATTGAGGTGAGCTTTGAGATGAATGTAACCAGCAGTTATTAAACCTGCAATCAATGCGGCACTGAGTGGGTCACGGAAATGTTCTGACAACGACTCCATTTAATTATAGGCAAGTTTTTTTGTACGCTGCTCTGGTGCGTCACCAAATAAAACACCTTCATCTTCCTCCTGGGCTTGTGGTCTAAATTCGGATTCGTGCTCGGGCTCAGGCTCGGGTTGAGTATGAACACCCGGAACGGTCTTGAACTCGTTAGCGAGTCCGTATACTTCCTCCCCTTCAGGGGATGTAAGCTCCTGAGGATCCACCGGTTCACACATAGGTTCCTCCATTTCATCTACCACGTCCGGGTCTATGGTATCTTCAACCTCACCATTAAGATCTATATCTCTAGATTCTTGGGACATATATGTTTGAAGAATTTGTTGAACAGGAATCAACTCTTTGACAGTGGTTTCAATGGCGGTGCAAAAACGCATCGTTAAACTTTCATCGCGTGTATATTCACTTTGTTCATTATGGAAAATGTACGGATCCTTGTACAGATCCTTGGCGATGTTATTGTAACAAGATTGAATGAAGACTTCATTCGTTGGTAATTTAAGTGAAATTTTCTTATTACCCGCCTTGAGACGAACAGCTGAGAGAATCTTGGTGCACGCTACAAAAACAGCGGCTAAAAGATCATTGAACCAGGCACATCTATCGGCGATATTATCCGTATGTTGTTTAGACATTGCATTAGACCAGTTGGGAACTTCTTTCAGTAATTTCTGGAACATGATGAGGATCTTCCGCCCCTTGGAAATCTTAATAGATTCCTTGTACATTTCATCAAAAACTTCAATCATAGGGGGGCACATGATGAGACATAACTGTCCGAGGTATTCCTTCTTAGCCTCGACGAGTACGTTCAAGTTGTCCATTTATGATTAATAGGGTTTTTAAAAAGCTTATTTCCTACGCACCCCCCCTGTACTTGTTCGCTATCTTCTTAAGATTCATGAGATTTGGAAATCCTGAATCGTCGTCGTCATCATCATCATTCTTACACTTTACCTTTTTGGGTTTAGGCCATGCAACGTATAAATCATACTCGCTTATAAACTGGACAGTGAATCCACCCCTTATGAATTGTCTAGCCACATAACGACACGCGGATGATCTATCGAATACAGGATACCCTATTAAAAAAAGAGGTATGGTTAAAAATACTTGTTTGTGACCAAATTCGACTGACTGTTTTATCTTAGAAGAAAACTGTTCATAAATTTTAGTATATATTTCCTTTTTAATCACTTTCTTCTTTTCATCAATTTTTATAATGTCATTGATGTTGATCATTACAATTACATTAACTTATTTTTAGCCTCTTCAAACTCACTTATGGTTGGTGTGGCAACCTCCTTGACTAACTCAAATTTAATGAATTCTTGACCAGGGGACCCGTCTGTAAAAGCTTTTACATCATTCAACTCTTCACTATCGATTGGCTGGGAACGAAGGGATGTGAGTTTTGTGGTATCACCTTTCACCTCGAATGAAGCTACGATAGAAAAGCCGTACGAGAAACCTCCCTTTTTCATGACCATAAATGCACACTCATAAATGTCATTCTCTTGCCCATTATATTTCTTAATTTTAGCAGTTTCTATGATATAGGTGGGGGTACCTATTCGCTTGGAGATTTCGTTATTCGCTTGAATGGTGAAGATGTCCATCATGTCATGGTTCACTGAAGCCTCAACCTCCTTGTACCCTGTTAGGTTTGGTCTGGGATCGTTGAGACGGATATAGTCTACGGGTTTGGTGTATCCTGAAAAACCGAAAATCTCAGTGAATGGTTCACGCCTGGTCAATAAAATTACCAAGAGAATGAGAAGCAAAATCATATATACCTTCATCTTTACTATAGTGCGTTAATATTTTTTTACTAAATACCGTATAAATATTAGAATGTCGCTGCTTATCTACAGTCCAAGGTGTAAACACTCTATGGATATCATTGAGTATATCAAAAGTCATGCGCAATTGAAACAACTCGTACAATTCCATAATGTGAATACACAGGGGATACCTAGAAACTTTCAAAATAAGATCAACCGTGTTCCCACCATGCTCACTAAAAATGGAAAGATTCTCGTGGGTAACGAAATAAAGAACTGGTTAGACTCACTCCTACCAAAGAAAGAGATTGACCATGGAGGATTTGGAGATGTATGTTCTATGTCCAGTATAGACGGTAATGAGAGAGACACGTCCCTCTTCTACCTCGATAATTATGGACAATCTCTTCAGCCCGCGATGACTAAAGAACTCGAAGAGAAAATAAGTAGAGATGTATCTAAAGGTGAAGCGTATACAGATTTAAAGATGTAACGCATAAAATTTATAGACATGAAATTGGTTTCAATACAAGCATCTGCTTTTAAGTCAACTTTTGAAGTTTTAAAGGATATACTCAATGACGTGAATATTTACTTTAGGCCACAGGGAATGTATATTGTTACCCTGGATACTGCAAGAACATCATTGATTGATATGTTCTTAGCGGCTGACAATTTTGAAGAATACCACTGTGATCAAGAAGAAATTATAGCCGGTATCAATATTTCAAACACTTTCAAGCTACTGAAAATAATTACAAACAATGACGTTCTTCAAATTGAAATTACATCGAAAGAATATATGGATATTACAATTACGAGTGAATCAAAAAAGACGAGTTCTAAATTTCAACTTAAACTGTTAGATATCAATGAAAGTCGTATAGAAGTTCCTGAAGTTGAGATGTCCACGGTGACAATTCTACCCTCATCAGATTTTCAGAGATTGTGCCGTGATATGTACAATCTCGGTTCAGAGATTGGTATTACCCGTGATGGTAAACAGCTTAAGCTAAAATGTGAAGGTGATTTCGCAAATCAAGAGACATGTATAGAATGCCCCGAAGAAAGTCCATATATTACGGGTTTATATAGTCTGAAATATCTGAATATCTTTACAAAGGCGACGAGTATGTGTGCGTCTGTGCAAATTATACAAGAAACTGGAAATAGATTTTTGATTTTAAAGTATAACGTCGCGAATCTGGGCGAGCTCAAGTTCTATTTAGCAACTAAGGTACCCGAAGATCTGTTGTAAAGTTCTCCAATGTCGATACTGTTTTTGACATACCAAATGAATTTTTTATAATAATTTTAGGTAAACATTCCTTCAAGTGTTCTCGATCGTAATATAAAAATTGCTCGATTGAAACCTTTTGAGTGTGGAAATCACACCGAGGACCCATATATCGTTTCACTTTTTCAGTAATGTCTCGTATCGGTTTATCATCATGATCAACGATCCAGGCACTACTCAAAGGGATACTAAAGTGCATTGCATTATCTTCGCCTTGACCAGGTTTGAAATTGATATCATTCGAGATACCCGTGTACTTCTTACCATTGAAGTAATATTTTACCCGGAGGATTATATACTTGACATTTTGTGGAACTATCGTCTTACGAAATTTCATACCTGTGACATTCGTGTAGTATTCATCAAGAATTTCATCTTCCCAATCTTTACTTTCTTTCATCCAAAAATCATCTTCAATCATATAGTCTAAGTTGTGATCTATCATATATTCAAGTTCTTCAGAAATGATCGTGTAATCTTTAGGTGTGACAATGTATTTGTAGAAGAAGAAAATACTACTTAAAACTTTGGTAAGCATCTCTTTATAAGGATGGAAGGTAATTTTTTAAGTAGATATAACAATAAATTGGATGAATGGTCAAAACTCATAGAAAATGACCCAGGTAATCGTAGAAAATATGAAAGTGACATGTCGGAATATATGATAAAGTGTATGCCGTTCATGAATTTACATATAGATGATGGTGAAGATAAAATAAATACCGATAATATATTTAATGTCAAAGAAACCATCGGTCTAAAAAGAAAGGATATATTCACAGATTACCTTGTTGAAGTAGAAAAACAAAATATATATAGACCGATACAGAAGACGATTGATATATGTTTGACATGTCCAGATAGTAATATTATTCATTACACACAAACCGCTGATTTAGTGTGCGATGGTTGTGGAGTAATAATTGCTAGAGCGATCAGTGAAGAACTGACCTACAAAGAAGAACAAGAAACATCTGAAAAAATTGTAAACTATTCATACAAGAGGGAAAATCACTTCAATGAATGGTTGTCACAATTTCAAGCACAAGAGACGACTACTATACCTCCAGAAGTCATGGAACAGTTGCGTTCCGAACTCAAGAAAATGAAGGTTAAGAAAGTAGAAGATATCACACACGCAAAGGTTAGGGGTTTGTTGAAAAAATTAAGATTGAATAAATACTATGAACATGTTCCCTATATAGCCAATATTCTTAGTGGTATTAAACCCCCAAATATGCCACAAGAGTTGGAAGAATATCTTCGAATAATGTTCAAGGATATTCAAAAACCATTCGATGATAACTGTCCCATGGAAAGGAAAAACTTCCTCAGTTACTCCTATGTTCTCTATAAATTTTGTGAACTTCTCAGTGAGGATGAGTACCTTCAATATTTTCCCTTACTCAAGTCTAAAGAAAAATTATATCAACAAGATGTTATATGGAAAAAGATTTGTTATGATCTCAAATGGGAGTTTATACCTACAATATAATTACTTTTTATATTATGAAACAACTTTTAGAAAAGATAAAGATGTATTTAAAGAAGTAATCAAATATTTTTATAATGACAGAGTGTCCAAACTTTTTAGTGTGTCATAAAATGTATGATCCGAGATTGAAAGTATGTACTTCATGTTTCTGGAGATTCAAGAATGAGGTTCTCGAATTCAAAGATGATGAATGTTCAATTTGTCACAAGACTATTAAATGTGTCAAATATAGAAAATGTTCACATTTTGTTTGTCTCAAATGTTTCAAGACTAATAATAAATGTTCTATACCTAAGTGCACTCAAAAAGTGTAATTCGTAAGAAAATGAGCGATGAAGCCCTATCCGCACTTTATGACATGGAGTCTCACACACATCCACACCTAGAAAATATTAACGAAACGGATCCCGCTGTTCAGCACTGCATGGAGCAGGCGAAGTTTCACTTGAAGACAGCTCGTGAACTCCTACAATCCGCGGTGTTAGCTCCGCAGACACAGTATGATGATGATCGCGCATTTTATCAAAAACTCGCGAGAGTTCTCCCGCTGATGGTCCTAATGCAAGTTTACGAATCTCCACCTCCCGACCAGGTTGAAGAGGAAAATTCACCAGATACGCCGTCTTCAGTCCTGTCAAGTCAAGATATTTTTGAGCCTGTAACTCCATCCCGTCAGTCAGAGTCTTAATAGCCTTAAGTTCTAATATTATGCTATCGTCTATAATAATATCAGCTCGTAATTGTCCCACGACGTGTCCCCTAAAGCTGACCAAAATATGCCTTTCCGATTCGTATGGAATCCTATTCTCTCTCAGTACAACCTCAACTGCGTTATGGTATACCCTCTCACTGTACCCTGGTCCTAATTCGTAGTATACCTCTTTTAATAATTGTTCGATGTCCCACATCATTTATAAAGATTGTTTAAATTTCTCTATATATGTTAAGATTGCCCCCTCACCCATGAATATAAACGAGGGACCTAACCGTACCAAAAATGGTACGAAGAAACGTCGCGCCAATAACAGTAATAGTAACAATAATCAGGCTAAGGCGTATAGAAAACGCGAGGTCGATTTACCAAATCTATCTGTAGATGGGTTCGGTATGAGGTCATCATGTGGTGGTATCGCACGGTATATGAAGAGAGCACAAAAAACCTTTGACGATGCGAGTGTCGTCTCTGCTTATTTAGACTATAGTATAGCCACCAATCAACATGGTATATTAAAAAATATAGATGCGATTGTGAGAAGTCAAGGTGCACCAAATACATCTTCTAGAATCTCCGTATCTAAACAAGTTCATTTTTTTATGGTCGCTATGCGAGGTGAAACGACTGGACACGCTGTAAGTGTTTTAGTTGACCCAGGTGTTTACACATCAAATTTTAGGATGTGGGTATTTGACCCATATGGCGAAGCATCGAAAGATTCTATATGGGGTAAAACTATGCGACAGAAGATAGTACCAATCATCAAAAATTTGTGGGGAATCAAGAATACTAACAATAAACTCACTAAATATTATAATGGTCCAAATTTACAAGCTAATAACAATAACCGAATCGGTGTGTGTACAACATTCTATGTGACTTTTATGGACTACATTCGCGCCCTCGTAGCTGGAGAAAACATCAACGGAATAACTCGTTTTGCAGCACAGGATTCTATAGAAAGGAGAAAATTCTTCTTAGACTTCCCCCCAAACATTCAGGGTTTAGTTATAGTTAAAAACAAGACCCGATAAAGTCTCAGTGTATAATAAGATATCGATGAGAGTAGGACTTATGCGTCCAAATATGATGTTAAGAAGACAAAGAATGAAATTGTCTCATGAAGTAGTCCACAAATTGAAAGAGATTAGTAGAGTATCTTCTGTCAGACGATGGGAATATGCGGGTGGTATAGAATATGATAATTTGAAATTTAGTACACCAACACAGGTTACATCAAAAAAACGAAACAGAGTCGAAACTCGTGAAATTGAAAAGGTGTGGTATTCTAAAATATCATATCATACACATCCGGGTGTTGGGTATCATGAGGAGTGTATATGTGAAAAAACACCAATATATACAACCCTCCCTAGTAATGCAGATCTTGAAGCGTATATCAAAGGTTTTCCCAAAATGCAAGTCAATATAATTTGTGATTCACATGGATATTACATTATTGACATCTTAAATTCAGTCTATAGTAGAACTACACCCTTACCTGAAGCTGTTTACGAATATATGAGAAAACTACGTAGTCAGCCATTTATGCGTATAGCTGCATTTTCAGAGGATGGTGTTGAATATTTCCATACGACTCTAGAAAACTGGAAAAAATATATGAATGAAGACATTAATCCCGAAATGTTAGATCTATTCGGGATATCTATTAAGTATTATGGGTACGACGACGACCCACCAAATATCACTATCTATAGGGATATAGACGTAGTATAGAATCCTCTAACTCATCCACTTCATACCAAGCCCAGTGGCATTCCGACGAGTCCTTATCCATTTCACACATTTCTTGTGCTTCTTTTATCGCTTCTGTGAATCGTAAACGAAGTCTCAAATTTTCCTTGATCGGCCTCACCTCTGCGATACTTGGTCGTTGGTACATAGCTTCGAGAACATTCTTACGAGTCTTTGCTAGTTTAATCTTGTAAAGACTGTTTTCGGAGAAGGTAGCCACACACTTCATCTAATATATGAGGGTATTAAAGTTTTAACCTTTAGATAAAATTAAATAAAATATCACTTGGTCTCAATGTCCCGTTAATGTGATAATTATACATATACAAATACGTATCGAAACCTGGTACGAAATTAAATTTTTTGATAAATTTGTTATTTTCACCTATATTTAAACATAGTATCGCATCTATTTTTTTAGCGCGGCAGTGTTTGTTTATTTGTTTGAATAAATCTGTGTAATCGGTTCCCTCATATAAAAGTAAAACAATTTCCATCACTCGATATTTATAATTCATCATATCATTTACCACGTATGTCAATACACCTTTACGTATACCATTTTCCATTATTATAAGTGATTCGTATACACCCGGTTTAGAGGAGTGTATATATTTTGACTGGTATTCGTCAAATATTGGGTAACATTTATACCTGGAACAACTTGTATTGTATAATTGTTTTATATACACCATATCCGTTGAGGTTGAATGCTTTAAAACATGAGAACTGTTTGGTGATAATGTATTATTCGTTGCGTATGAATAAAATTTCATTCTACATATATGATTAAATGGTAACCTTTTTTGTTCTATTTTAAAAATGAACACCTTTGAATATTTATTCGAAGACTCTTTAGCTGTGTGTGATATAACAAGTGGGGCATAGTTTTTACTTCTATGATCCTTGTGCACGGTTAACAAATCAACATAATGAGTATTTATAATATCATTTTTTAGACATAGTTTATATGGTTTAGCCACTATATTGGCTATAAGCATATTTTCGTTTTTTAGGTTTAAAATATTGTCACCGTTTAAGTAAGGGTGTGATAAATACCAAGAAATATCATTTTCATTGAAAACGTAACCCTTGATGTAATGTATAGATAAAAAGTTAGCTAAAACATTATGAAATGATTTATTATCGGGATCAACTTTCACGAGTTGATTTGGTTGTTTAATTCGAAGTGGAAATGGTATCAGATTGGATATTATACCCTCCTCATTATGATCTCGTGAAACGGGTTGCTTACTCCAATATTTATGCTTTTCTTGAAAGAAAGAAACAAATGTCGATAAAAATCCCATACTTTACGAAGGTATTAAAGTTTTAAGTACAACTACTATTATAAGATGTCCTCTTACAACGTGTTCGCCTTCTAGGTATCGACACCCCAGAGTCTCGTACTTCGGATAAGGAGGAAAAGGTGTTTGGTCTCCTCTCGAAGAAGAAGCTCAAGGAGTGGTGTCTAAAGGCTGTTGCGTCTGAGAAGGATGATATCTATATCGAACTCAGATGCCCAGAGGCGGATTCTAGGGGTAAATTTGGTCGTGTACTCGGAGAGGTTTGGGTTTCTGAGGATGGAGTATGGACCAATGTGAATAAATGGTTAGTTGACGAGGATACGCTGTCCCCTATGGTGCACAAAACAAATCTCTAGTCGAAGGACTCCATCTTGAGAATCGTAAGAAACTTATCGAACGTGGTGAAGTACAGGCGTAAAAAAATATAAGTATATATAAATATAATGAAGATTGATTGGAGGTTTGTTTTGGTTTTGGTCGCAGCACTCATAACTATCATCGCCCTCAAGACCCAGACGGAAAACTTAGATGGTGATGTAGAGGAGACCGAGGAGACCGAGGAGACCGAGGAAACTAAAGATACTTATCCCGACGTACAAGGTTTTGTAGCTTCTCTCAGTGAGACCGGTAGCAAGATAAGCTACACGGACGTTCTCACTCTACAGGGAATGAGTGAGGGTATACGAGTAAATGGGGACACCAAAACTTTCACATCTTGTTCTACTGACTGTACCGCCGAACTTTTCAATGACCCGAAAATGAAAAGTGAGCAGAAAACGTGTAAAAAACAATGTGAGGGTTACATCCGTGGTGTGTGCAAAACTGTGTGTGATCTAGACCCAAAGGACCCGGTATGTAAGACTGCCTGTGCGGAATACTTAGAATAAATACGGGTATTTTCGAACCCATAAATTACAAATCCACTTCTCACCAGACTTTACAGGTAACCCACCATGTAAAGCCTTGGACGACATACACCCCCAATTGTCTAGGGTATCGAAAAATAAAGCATCCCCAGCACTCAATTTATACGATTTATTTAGATGAGGAAAATGTGTTTCTCCACCATCATAGTCATCATTAAGAGCTAAAATGAATGTATGTATTCGTTTATTTTTGTCACCGATGAAACAATCTTGATGGTATTTGTAATGACCATTTTTCTCATATTTGAGAACTTGTAACTTCTCAAAGTTCGTTACATGTTTATCAGTGTATTTTAGACACTTTCGGATGATACGATCTACTATCGGATCATTTTTTGAGAGCCACGCTGTTTTACTTTTCCTAATACTCTCATTAACAATTTTACCGGTTGTGATTTTAGAATCTTCTAGTTTATCTTCAGCGAGTGTAATTATATATCTTCTTTCTTTATCAGACAGAATCCCCTTTATAACCTGTGGTTTTCTATAAAACATCGATATGTCTCGGTGTACTTGAATTATACCTAGATCTTATTATTTGGAATATATCGTTGGAGTATTCTAAAATAAATTCCATCTGTTTTAGTATGTCATCGTGTTTATCTGGTTCGATAATATATTGTCTGAGAAGATCCCCACAAGTGTGAGAGATAAGCTCAAATATATGATAAACCTCTTTTGATTTATCGATAAACTTCTCTTGTCGTTGTAACAATATCTTGAAGTTCTCTTCGGATATATCATTTAACATATAACAAATACGTGTGGGTATGTTATCAATTGGTTCTATATTCAAAAATAAAAGCTCTCGCTCCAATTGGTTTACTAACATCATATACTGGAGCATTTCATTTGATGCGTGATTTTCCCTAAGTTCTCTAAAGGTTGGTACCCCTCCACATGGAATGTCACCATGCTCACGGGATGATATCAATTTCTTTTTAAATTCTATAAAATGTGGATTATGAACACGGCCAGTCTCTATTTCACCTGTTCTCCAATTAAATGCGGTATGACAATTTACACACCACATCTGCATACATCCACTACTTTTATGTATAACTGTACCACATTTAGGACATGATTTACTATCTTTGTTTAAGAGTTGCATAGTTTTTACAATTTCGGAATCACATACATGATCATCACTTTCAGGTTCATTACACTGTTTACAATAGTTAGTACAACACAACCCACAATACCAATCTTCATTTAAAAACCCTTTACATTCTTCCGATGGACACTGACGTGTGAAATGTCTCGTTTCAAACTCTGAGCTTGTAACCTGACTACGTATTTGGTTTAAATGTTGATATGTTTTTTCCATTTCCCTGTACAATGTGAGTACTTCTGGATGAACAGTCAAAGTGTCATAATTGACATTATGTGTGTGATGTAATTCGATAAGTGTTTGTTTTTGACGTGTAAGAATATAGCGTAATGATCTCATTTGAAGAATTCTTTCAACTTCCGGTTGTGTTTGTGGCATTAATTTTTTTTCTCGCTCGAATAGTACAGTTTCTCTATGATTTTTATAGTGGGTGTTTCTAAAAACTTTCGTACAAAATGAATCTATAAATTCTCTATTCCAACGCGTCTTACACCCCATGCAATGTGGATCTTCAAATGATTCCAATATATATCTTTGACTGCATGAGCGACAACTTGTTAAATCACAAAAAGGACATTCAACCTTTTTGTGTTTTACCTTATTGAATTTTTCGCAACATACATCACAAGTTGTCATTAATATAAAGGGAGTTTATTTCTTTAAATTACCATCACTTCAATCCTGGCATGCCACAAATAGAGACAACTTTTCGTGTGTGTCTGGAATATTATTCTCGTATAACGTTTTCGCAAATAATAACACCATTTCCGCATCCCTATATGACATGTAAGAATGTCCATACTTTTCATATATGGCCACAACATCTTCGAGGTGGTTATCACACCACTCCTTCACATCTGCATCCCCATCAAGACCCTTTTCGATGAAATCGGCAACCTCGTCGCTGAGAGGCATGTCGGTAATCACGGTACAGTCGTCGTCGGGATGATTCATTTTAGTTACTTTTTATATATTTTACAGTCGACTTAGGGCTCTTATTCGCCTAGCTTCTGCATTTATCTTCTTTGGGGTAAATCCGGGGTTATTCTTCTTGACTTTCTTCTTCAAATTTTTTAATTCAGCCCTGTTATTGACCCTGCGTTCTTCGCGCGGTCGGGTCTCAGCTTCATTTCTACGAACAGCTCCTTCGATTCGCCCACGAAGTTTTGTTACGTTTGTTCGAGATGCCAAGCGGTCGATATTTCTACCGAAGTTTGTACTCGTGTTCTTTGCTAATTCCCGGAGTTCATCATTTTTAGCATTTATGAAATTCTCACGAGATCCATACTTCATCTTCTTCTTGGGTTCATTTGAATTATAGTTAGATACTACAGAGTTTGTATTATTGTTCACTCTATTCTTCACTTGAATTTCTACAAGCTTGCGTCTCTCATCAACATTGTTCACAAACTTTACAACTTTTCTTCGGTGATTCATTTTCTCAACCTTTGTGAGACCCGCCTTGGTGTACTTGTTCTCTATGTTCCTGCGAAGTTCGGTCTTTTCATTCAACTTATTCTCGATAGTTTTCAGGTTTTCTACGTTCTTCGCCGCTCTCAACTCTCGTGCCCAAAGACCAATTTTACCTTTTAAGGGTCCCTTTCTTTCTAGGAAAACACCATCGTTATTTGGTCGCAAGTTCAATTCCTTTGTAATTTTATTCTTCAGTCTCTCCCTCTCCGAGTTAAAATTTACTTCCTCTGTAAGAGATGTGGCAGAAATTTCACCATTATTGTTTAAACTGTTTTGTAACTTTCTAGTGTTACTCAATGTATTTGCATTTCGTTTAGCGTTTCCTAGAGTTTGGTTAGTGTTATTGAATAAGTTCATCAACTTCTTCTTGTTCTCATTTGGTAATCCCAAATTGTTTATGTGCTTACTCAATTCATTGGATTCTGAGTTTTTGTTGTTCTCTTGTTGCTCAACTTCCTTGGGTACATTGTTGTTGTTAGAGTACAGAGGGTTATTTTGCATGTTTGGTTCAAATAAGGGATTATTCTGTGTAGTATTGTTATTGTTATTTGAATTCGAGTTATTGTTGTAAATGGGTTTCTTGTTATTAGCTATTTTGGCATTGCTAATCTCAGATGATATGTCATTCTTTAATTTATTCATAATTTCATTTGTAAGTTGATTAGGTTCAGCTGCTCGCCCTCCTAATCTCAGTTTGGGCTTCATTTTTATTGGTTCACTCGATAAAGTATTATTGTTAACTTTCTTCTTATTAGACTTCGTTTTCTTGTTAATATTGTTACCTACATTTTTACGCATAGAATTCAAAATGTTATTGGTTACATTTGTGTTCAACTCTTCATTGACAGTATTGTTTATTAACTCTTCCATCATATTATTCACTTTAGCCTCATTTGTACGTGTAGTGTTCAATTTAGCATCGTTGACTCTATTAATATTTTTACCAATATTAGTACGCATAGAATTCAAAATGTTATTGGTTACATTAGATTTCACCTTTGTAGACTTAATCGCTTGAATATTTTTAATCGCTTGAATATTTAACTCGTCATTGACAGCGTTATTTATCAATTCTTCCATCATGTTATTTATTTGAGCACTATTCTTCTTATTTGGAACGTTGTTTAGTGTAGAATTCGTAACAGTGTTTTTTGTTGAAACGGGTACAAGTTTATTCAACTCATTAATCACTGTTTCGTTTACTAAATTTTCAGTCATGTTATTTATTTTGTTATTCTCATTCTTGTTGGGCTTCACGTTGGGTGGGAGTGGCTTCACAATGGCATTATTCTTCTTACCACCCTTGAAATAATTCAAGAAGCTCTTACCCTTCTTTTTCGTCGCATTCTCGGTGACTAATGTAGGAACTACATTCTTCTTCTTACCACCTTTGAAATAATTGAAGAAGCTTTTACCCTTCTTTTTCATTGCATCTTGGCGTTCTAATGTAGGAACTACATTCTTCTTCTTACCACCTTTGAAATAATTGAAGAAGCTTTTACCCTTCTTAGGAGGCACATTGGTCGTAGGTTTATTATTCCTACCTATACCATTATTAGGCTTCACATTATTGTTACCGGTGCCACTATTAGTAGTGTTGGGCCTCACGTTGTTGTTGGGCCTCACGTTGTTGTTGGGCCTCACGTTGTTGTT